CTGATTATATCCCTTTGCAACATCCTCAATGATGCTTGGAAACAGCATCGGTTTGATTTCATTATTCCTATATTTACCTACAACTCTATACGGGAACTGCGTTATATCAAATATAATGAATGCTGAGTAGTCATTGCCCATACCCCGAGCAACGTCAACTGTAATTAGATATTCGTGATCTTCTTTTGGACCTTCATATATGTCTAGACCTTTGTTTCTCTTTATAGGGTCTTCATATACAAGGTTTTTTAATTTTGCTGGATTGATCAGAGTATTGATCGATCCTAAGAATTCGCATTCAAACTCAACTTTGAACTGCTGTTCAGAAGTGTTTGCAATCGTTTGTTCCTTCCATTCAAGGTCTCTTCCAGGAACTTCTGACCAGTGAACTTCTGTTGGTACGTATTCGTTCTTTTCTCTTTCCGCATCGTGCCACATACGGTAGAAATGATTCATACCGTGTGGCGTTGAGACAATAATTACTTTGGTTGATTTACCAGACGTAATAGTAGGATAAACAGATGCAAAGAACGAGTCAGCAATGTGATTTGGGACGAACGCGAACTCGTCGAGAAAGAGGATGTTAAACGACATACCTCTGACAGCACTTGCAGACGTAGAAGATGCCAATATTTTACTGCCATTTTCTAATTCAACGGATCCTTTGTTCCATGATATAATACCCTGTTGCATCCATCTTGGCAAGTTCTCGTAAGCAAGTTGTAACCTACCAAGAATCTCTCTCGCAGTTGGTGCTTTGTTTGCTAGAATCCCGATGTTAACATTGTCGTTAAAAATAAGGTAATGCAGCAGATATGAAACACAAGTTGTAGATTTACCAGTTTGACGTGGCATCTTACAGATATTAAACCTATTATCATGGAAATTTTGAATTAATTTTTCCTGAAAAGGGTACATCTCAAAAGGGACTAGACCCTTATCGAGAGATACAATCTGAACATAGTTTTTTGCAAAATAAATTGGATTATCTCTACACTTAAGATATTCAATTACATTTTCTTCTGTAAATTGAATAGGGGTATTAGCTTTCTTAAGATTGGGATTACCAAGATAAACGTTGTCACTCATAAAAAATTACCTATCTGGTTTCTCGCCACTGAATAGTATTAAAGACATTGGTTGTCGTATTAGTATCTAGATTATTCACAATAACAGCAAAAATATTACTATCATTAGAGTCAATATTTTGTGCGATATAAGATCTTCTAGCAGTCGTTGGATTAAATGCAACACTAGCAGATGCTTGTTTACCTGATGGATTGTTTGCAGCAATCAAAGTTGCCTGTCTCAAATCTCCACCAGTTGTTGTAAAAGCAGTTCCTACCGTAACATTGTATTCAACTGCAGAATCAGCATCAGCATCCACCCAAGTTCCACCAGTAATATTACTATTTCCAGGTAATCTCCAAAGTTCAATTCTACAATTTGTAGAATCACTCAAAACTTCAATGTCAGTTAATCTTACTGTTGTTCTATTTGGGATTCCTTTGAATGTATTCTTACAACGAATTGCCATAACACACTGTCTCGCAGTCGCACCATCAGCATCGGAAAAAGATATTGGACCATCAAAGGCACCAAACTCAACACCAGTCTCAACATATCCACCCTCACTCATTACAGTGGAGCAGATTTGTTCCATTGATGTGATGCCTACCGCAGTTCCAGTGTTAGCAACCTCACAACGAATGGGAAGAGATGGGAGTGACCAATATGCATGTTCTTCAATGTTGGAATGATTAAATTCGTGAAAATAAATTATCTGTCCACCGATGACAAATCCACAACGAACTCTACCAACACCTAACCACTGAAAGTCTGCTGCAAACAAATGGGTTTTTGTAAAATCTAGTTCAATACCAGAAAGAGTTGTTCCGTCTAACTTATCCAGATTCCAATCAGATTGATTGACGACTGTATCACTGGCAATACCTGTATTGTATGATCGTCTTACAACAGAAATAGTTCCGTCTCCCTCCTGTTGAACGAATACTCCGTTTCTATCATCAAAATATCCAATCTTCTTCGTGGTATTTTCTCTTACATCAATGAAGTTAAAACTAGTCAGCACAAATTGAGACTTACCAGGCATGTAGTGGTGATACATTCTAGACTGGTGAATCACCTTATCTGTTGCACCAGTTCCAACAATCAATGCAATAGATGCTGTATTTGGGTTTACCTCAGTTGTAGATGCTGCACCAACAGTCTTTGTGAGAAGTTCTACCTCTTCACCATAAATATGAGAATAGTCAGCAAGAGTGAAAGTATCAGATACTCTCATTCTACCAAAAGCATCAGACCCACCACTGCTAGGTCCAGAAGTTACTCCACAGTTTCCAATATTGCCGTATCTATCGGCACACATAAAAACTTCAAAAAGAGTCCTCTCTTGATTGAGATAATCTTGTATATTTTTATTCCACTGAGCCATTATTCACCCCAAGTTAATCTTTCTGGTTGATATCTCTTGATACCAGTAATTCTCATAGTATTGTTATTAGATGTATCTGAAGGATAGATGTTATGTACTATTGCACCTGGATACTCACCTTGAATCTGCTCACCAAGGGATTGCTTTGAAGGAACACTCTTACTATCAATATCCATGCGATATAAGTTACCCTGCCATACAATATCAGCAGTATACTTTTCTTCAAACTGTTGAGATGTTTCTGGAGTAGAATTTACGTACAGAGTTCCATTGAAATCACCTTCAATGTTTACACTCTCAGATAGTTTATCCTCTTTTGCGTTGCGTCTTTGCTGTGCCTCATATGACTTTCTATCAGCACGCTTTTCGGCAGTTGGTTTATTTCTGCCAGTTTTTGGTGCTTCGGGGGGTTTCTCTACCTTCTGACCAACCTTTAACTTAATTTTTTCACTAGTTGAAGGAACAGTTCTATCTGGTTGCTGTCCTCTTATTTCTTTTCTGAAGTTATCTAGGTCTTGATCAATCTTCTTTCTTTTAGCAGTTCCTGGTTTTGCTTTACTTTGACCCATCGATTGTCTTGCAGCATCGATAGTTTTTCTATCATCTACTTTATCTTTTCTATACTCTTCTGGTGGTCTAGTATCACCCTTTGCTGCTCTTGACTTAGCATCACCTTGCTGCTTCATCAATCTACCCAACTTTGCACGATCCCTTGGGTTAGTAGGATCTAAGTTGTTGTCTTTTGCTAGTTGTCTACGTCTTTCCTTGTCCTCAGCATGTTTGGCACCTGTCTTGGACCTACCAAGAGAATCTCTCTTTGCTTGCATGAGGGTGCCGACAGCACCGATGCCTGCAGTGATCTTTGGCAAGAGGTTAGACCCCAACTTTGTCCCCGATCTTAGCGCCATTGCTGCAGCGCCTTCTTGAAATTGTTTAAAATTCTTCATATCAGCAATTCCACCCTCTGAGGGACTTATTGATTCTGCTATCTGGATCTCTAGCAGTTTTCTTTGATGTGAGTTTTGCCTTCATACCTTTCATACGGGCACAAAAGGACTTGCGTCTTTTGTTTCCTTTCTTTTTGCTAGGTGCTTTAAGGTCCGAACCAGGATTCTCACGCTCATAGGACTTACGTCCCTTCTCATTTAATCCACCTGATTTGTTTTTTCCTTCTTTTCTAGTCCAGGCAGCACCTTCATCAATCTCAGATCTCCAGTCAGAGAACTCTTTTACGCAGTTGGGAACCATGCGCTTCCCTTTCTTCTTCATTCCTTTCTGGACATATCCATCCCAGCACTTTTCATTTACAGATTCATGAGTGTCACTTCCCTCATTACCATCCATATAATCTGCTGCAGTATCAATATAATCTGCTGCTCTAGTAATCTTTGATTGAACCCATGCTTTCAGGTTCCCTTCACCTTTAACTTTTTTCTTCAATCTTCCTGCTGCAGAGACAATTTTAGAGATTTCAGATCTTGCCATCTGATGCTCATGATCTTTTGTCTTTGCTTCAGCAAGACCTTTCATAGGTGCTGGTTTGATGATATCAATGAATTCATATTCAGTTGCTTTGAAATCATCTCTCCAGTTAGAAAACTCAAATGCTTCTTTTCTGGTTTTCTTACTATTTCCCCAATTAGCAGCACCTTTCTTACGACACTGAACTAAACGACCCGAAGCGTATGCAGAAGGCCAAACTTTGGCAGTTCTTTTGACCTTATGGTAACAAGCATCCTTCTTCTCATCAATTACCTCACCTTCTGGTTCTACACCTGCTTTCAATACAGGTAATTGAGCTCCTGTTGGTTTTGGTGCTTTACCAGGTGGATATGCTTTTCTACCTTTCTCACCTGGAAGGGTTGGTCCTCCCATAACATTAGCAATTCTCTCATCTTTCTTCTTTTCTAGGAGATAATCTATTTCAGATCTCCAATTAGAGTATGATGCTGATACCATTTTTGCCTTCCCTTTCCTATCAGGATTTGGATCTTCTCTACGTTTTTTCTTTGCTCTTCTCTCCCTTTCGTCCTTACTCATTGCAGCACGATCATCTGCATCACGGCAGAATGGTTTGGTCTTTTGTCCTGGTTGTTTGGCACATGGTTTCCCATCATACTTACCACCAGCTTGAACCCATCCACCACCTTTGAACCAATCACGGAGTGAATAACCTTTAGATTTTGCACCTTTACCATCACGCTTTTCGGTAATAGTACCTTCAAGACATTGACAGGGCAAATATCCACATATAGGACATGCTTCTTCATTCAGCATTAGTAATGAGAGATTACTCTTTATTATTTAGAAAACCTTCTTTTAGTAACTTGGAGAGTTGATTTGTAGGACCTTCAAATATGAAAGCATTATTAGTAACATTAGTAGTTTTATTGGATTCTTCTTCAACTTCTTTCAGTTTCTTCTGAAGATCAATCAATTTATCTGTCGTGTCTGCAACGTTCTTAATTAATTGTCCCGCAACTTCATATGCTCTTGGACTGCCACCTTCTCCAGCAAGTTCCATGATTCCATTGATTGCTTCTTGACCTTTTTCAATCAATGAATATA